TATTATTACAGGGTATTAGGGTATCGGGGTATTTAAGAACGTAAAGTATTGATAAGTAAGACATTAGGAAAATACCCCGACTTTTACCCCGAGTACCCGCCGCCGCTTCGCTTGATTGTGACGACCAAGTCAGTAAGAATTGACCCATGTTAACGCCTAAGCAAGAAGCCTTTTGTATCGCCCGCGCACGTCCCGACTGTCACTCAGACGCGGACGCCTATCGCGTGGCCTACGATGCGGGCAGAATGAAGCCGGCGACCGTTTCGAGCCGCGTCGCCGAGTTAATGCGGGACGGTAAAATAACGGCCCGTATCAAAGAGTTACGAGACGCGGCGGCCGAGCCGATCATGTTCGAGATCGCCGACATACTCCGCGAATGGGTCACTATCGCGACGGCCGACCCCTCCGAGCTGAGTCGGACGCGGCACCTCTCCTGTCGTCATTGTTGGGGAGAGGGCCATGCGTACCAATGGAAAAACCCGACCGAGTACGCGATGGCCGTTGCGGCCGTTATGGACCATAACGCCGCGGCCGAACAAAAGCGCGGCGCCAAACAACAGGACATGCCGGACGCCTCGGGCGGGTTCGGCTACCGAAAGCTCGACCCGCCCCATCCGAAGTGCCCCGAGTGCGACGGCGAGGGCATCCTCGACACGTACCTCGCGGACATTTCAAGCGTGTCGCCCGCGGCGCGCAAACTGTTCGCCGGCATCAAGCAAACGGCAAACGGCCCCGAGATCAAACTCCGCGACCAATGCGGCGCCCTGCTCAACCTTGCCAAGTACTACGGGATGCACTCGGATACCTTACGTTTGGCGCTTCCGCCGGGAACGACCGCTATCGTGACTAGCGACATGCCCCCGGCGGAGGCGGCCAAGCTATACGCGACGGTCGTGTCGGGCGGCAAGTAGTGGCCTACCCGTACGCGTTCGACTTTAAGAACCCCGATTATTCGGCGGTTTTCGCTTGGCGTTTGCAATTGCTGGAAAAGCTCCGCGCCGACCCAGCCATGCTCGCGGCGTTCAAAGTGCATTACCGCGACAACCCTGCGGACTTCATAGGCGATTGGGGGTGCACGTACGACCCCCGCAACCTCGAGCGCGGCCTGCCCTCGGTCGTGCCGTTTATCCTATTCCCGAAACAGGTCGAGTTTGTCGAGTGGATCGTCCGGCTATGGAAAACGGGGAACCCGGGCGTATCGGCAAAGTCCCGCGACGTCGGCGCGTCCTGGCTATCGGTCGCGACGTCGGTCTCGCTCTGCTTGTCGCATGACGGCATGGCGATCGGGTTCGGCTCGCGAAAAGAGGAGTACGTCGACGCGTCGGACAAACCGCGCGCGCTATTCTGGAAAGCCCGTAAATTTCTGGAGCTATTGCCGCCGGAGTTTCGCGGCGGCTGGTCGCCTAAGCACGCCCCGCATATGCGGATAAGCTTTCCGAGCACGGGGAGCGTTATCAGTGGCGAGGCGGGCGATAACATCGGTCGCGGCGATCGTACGTCGATATATTTTGTCGACGAGGCGCACCATATCGACCGCCCTATGCTCGTCGAGGCGTCACTCTCCGCGACGACAAACTGCAGGATCGACCTCTCGTCGCTTAACGGCTCGAGCGGCCCGTTTATTGACAAGCTCGACGGCTATCCGCCCGAGCAAGTGTTCACGTTTCACTGGCGCGACGACCCGCGCAAGGATGACGAGTGGTATGCGGCGCAAGTGCGCAAGCTCGACGCCGTCACGCTCGCCCAGGAAGTCGACATGGATCGCAACGCGAGCAAGTCGGGAATCCTCATCCCGTCGGCCTGGGTGCAGTCAGCCATTGGCGCCGCGCAGCGTCTCGGGGCCGAGGTCTTGGGCAGTGCGCGCGGCGCGCTCGACGTTGCCGACGAGGGGCTCGACGCTAACGCGTTCGCCGCCGGCCGGGGCGTCGAGCTCTCGTTTCTCGAGGAGTGGTCGGGCGTCGGGTCCGACACGTTACGCACGACCGAGCGCGCGTTCAATCATGCCGACGCGTGCGGCGCGCTCGAGTTCGTGTACGACGCGGACGGCCTCGGCTCCGGCATACGCGGCGACGCGCGCATGATTAACGAACGCCGGAAAGAGTCGGGGCGCGGGCAGCTTAACGTCGAGGCGTTTCGTGGGTCGGGCGCGGTTATTAACCCCGAGTCGTTTATCGACGAGGACAAGACGAAAAGCAAAAACGACCCGAGCGGCCGGCGCAATAAAGACTTCTTTCGCAACTTCAAGGCCCAGGCGTGGTGGGCCCTGCGCTTGCGCTTCCAGCATACGCACCGCGCAGTCGTCGACGGCGAACCGTTCGACGAGTCGCTGATTATCAGCCTTGACCCGCGCCTGCCCTTGCTTACTAAGCTATGCACCGAGCTTTCACAACCGACCTATGACCACGACACTTCCGGCCGGATGATTGTCGACAAGACCCCGCCGGGCACCCGTTCGCCAAACTTGGCGGATGCGGTTAATATGTTCTACAGTCCCCGGACGGTTAAGCCGGTCGGGTTTATGACACGAAAGAGGACTCCGCATGCGCTGGCTAGATAGTTTCAAACAGACCGCCGCGACGGTCGTCACGAAAGGCCGCGCAGTGTTGGCGCGCGAGCCGAGCGGCCCGAAAGCGAGCGGCGTCGCCGAGTCGCTCGCCGGTCAACTCCTCGAGCTCAAGGGGCGCGCCCCGAAAGCGACCGGCCTCGGCGCCGCGGATAGCGCAGCCTGTGAGTCCTCCGTGAATAGCGCCTACGCCCTACGCGAGACGCAAATTAACGAGGCCGTGCTCGGTTTTTTCATCGGTCAAGGGTTTATCGGGTATCAAATCTGCGCCCTCCTCGCGCAGCATTGGCTAATATCGAAAGCCTGCCTCATGCCCGCGCGCGATGCGATTCGCAAGGGGTTCGAGCCGGTAAGCGACGACGGCAAAGACTTGCCGCCGGAGCTCGTGAACCGCCTGCGCCGATCGGACAAAAAGCACCGCCTGAATAAAAACTTGATCGAGTTTATCAACCTTGGCCGGGTGTTCGGTATCCGTATCGCCTTTCCGATCATTGAGAGCACCGACCCGAATTACTACGCGCACCCGTTCAACCCCGACGGCGTTACGAAGGGCAGTTTTAAGGGGTGGAGCCAAGTCGATCCGTATTGGTGTTCGCCCGAGCTGGACGCGAACGCGGCGGCCAACCCGACAAGCCCGCACTTTTACGAGCCGACGTTCTGGAATATCAACGGCAAGAAGTACCACCGCTCGCACTTGATGATATTCCGCGGGCCCGACGTGCCGGACCTATTGAAGCCGCGTTACATGTACGGCGGGATCTCGGTGCCGCAGAAAATCGTCGAGCGCGTTTACTGCGCCGAGCGCACCGCGAACGAAGCGCCGCAGCTCGCCATGACCAAACGGCAAACGGTACTCGCGACCGATAGCGCCGCCGCGATGGCCGACGAGGACAACTTTCTCGCCAACTTGCGCACGTGGGTCGCATGGCGCGACAACTTCCAAGTAAAAGTTATCGACAAAGATAGCGAAGCGATCCAGCAATTCGACACGACGCTCGCCGGTTTTGACGACGTTATCATGGGGCAGTACCAGCTCGTCGCGGCATGCTCGGACGTGCCGGCAACGAAGTTACTCGGGACGGCGGCCAAGGGGCTAAACGCCACCGGCGAGGGCGACGAGGCCAATTATCACGAAGAGCTCGAGAGTATCCAGACCGGCGACCTCGCGGCGTTTATCGAGCGTCATTGGCTGCTAACGCTGCGCTCGGACGGCGTCACCGACGCGCCGAGCTTGTCGGTCAACTTCTTGCCGCTTGACACGCCGACCGCGAAAGAATTGGCCGAGACCAACAAACTTAAAGCCGAGACGGGCGGGGCGCTTATCGCCTCCGGCGCGATCGATACTGTCGACGAGCGCAACCGCTTACGCAATGACAAACAGAGCGGATACCTCGGCCTCGAGCCGGGCGTCCGCGATGATCCGCTAGATGACCCCGAAGCGCCCGCAATTTAAGGGCCTTGTCCTGCGCGTGTCGGCCGGCGCCGAGGCCCGGTACGCCGCGCGTATTGCGAAGCTCGTCGACAGGATGATCGCGACGACCGAGCGCGAAGTCGTGCGCCTGTTCGAGTCGCGCGTCGCCGTCGAGTCTCACGTGACGACCGACGCGAGCATCTCTAGCCAGGCGCGCATTTTGACAAACGCCCTCATGTCGCGTTTCGAGGTCATGTTTGCGCGCTACGCCAAACCGTACGCCATAACCATGGTCGACGACGCAGACGTGTCGAGCGAGTTAGGCGTAAAGCGAAGTCTGCGCGCGGCGTCCGACAAAATTAAACTGAAGGGAAAGATAACCGACGGCGTGACGCGGGATGTCGCGCGCGCGAGCATCGCGGAGAACGTCGGCCTGATTAAATCGATTCCGCAAAAATACCTCGCCGCGGTTCAGGGCGCCGTAATGCGATCGATCACCACTGGTAACGGACTGCAGGACCTGCAGCCTTTCCTAGAGAAACAAAAAGGGCAGACGAAACGCTCGGCGAAAAACATGGCGCTCGATCAAACGCGCAAAGCGTACAACTCGCTTAACAAGGCACGGATGCAAAAACTCGGCGTTCAATCGTTCGAGTGGATACATACGGGCGGGAGTCAAAAGCCGCGGCCGCAGCATGTCGAAATGAGCGGCGAGATTTACTCGTTCGCAGAATTACCGATTATTGACAACGCGACAGGCGA